TAAATAAGTAAGGTCTAATATTTGAAGATTCTCCAAAATATCTATCCCATTCACCTAATGGTTCGTGAGTTTCGGAATCCCAATTTATATTTCCATCATCATCAAATAATTCACCTTCTAAATCTTCTTCGTGTAAAGCATATAATAACTCAGGACATTTCATAAGAGTATTCTTAATAATGTCCTTGTATTGAATATTTTCATCATCTACGGTGGTAGCGTAGGCACGTAATTTGCCGAGCAAATCATCTTTTGTTACAATATCTGCCATATTCCACCTCCTAGACGATAAGCTCAAATTGAGCAGTTGTTTCTATAATTTCATTTCCGTTAGTTACAACGCATTTTATATTTAATGTCTTACCGAGATAATTTCTATCATCAGTAGATTTAATCTTAATCTGATTGTAGTTGACATTTGACAACCAAGTTACTGTGTCTGTTAAATCCTCATCATCTACGCTGCAAGTCCAATTGAAATTAGCAGAAGAATAGTTATCTGTAATTTCAGTGTCGGAATTGTCATAGATTTTTGCCGTAAGAGTTTTGTAGCTTCCGGCGATTTTGATTGTTGAAGTAGATGCTGTGATTTTGGAGTAATTGGTTGTGATTGGAATGGTAGAATCGGATGGATTTGTTGGTGTGAGAGATGAATCAGTGATATAATAATCGGCGTACATTTCGCCAGTTTCAAGATTAACATAATCAGTATATTCTGAAAACACATCTTGATAAAATGTAAGCTTCTGAATCCCAAGAGGGGAAGAGTTTTCAACCTTGCTAATAGTCCATGCTGTCGGGTGCTCGGTTAAAGAACCGAGTAACACACGCATATTATTATTAGATTCACCTTTATACCAAATCTTTTCTGTTATTGAATTAAGTGGCAACCAACCTTTATCCTGATTCTCTACTGTGGTCGTACTATATGAAGTCCATAAGCCACTGTTGTAGCTGCTCTGCGAGCGTAAAACACACCACATTTTTCGTTTAATCCGTTCCTGCCCATTATCTTCAATCCACATCAGATTGTAGTTAATCGGTAAGATTAAATACTTAGGAAATTGGTTTGCAATCTCCTTGCTTATAATCATCCACTTACGATAAATTCCTCTATCATCAGGTATATCTACGTACAATCCTGCAAAATCATTATTGCCATATTTCCGTCTATAATCAGTTTCAAAATAATAAAGTTCGTCACCCTCATTAAATTCAGTCTTTTGAGAAGGACGAAATTGCAAGTAATATTCTACTTGGTCTTTATCTATGGACTGGTAACTTTTGATTATGAATTTTGCATCAATACGAGTTTTAGTTGTATTCTCGTAGGTCATATGATCTTTAAGTTGGAGCTGATCATCGTGAAAATAATCGTAGATGTAACAGACTTTTGATTGCGGATCTCTGTCAAAAGTATATTCCATCAACATATCCGAATCACTTTTCAATTTCTCACCCAAAGTAGGATAATTCCTACCAGTAGAATTAGTATTTACTGTACTGCCAATTTTTCGTTGATAAAAATCGAAAGCCGACATATTAATCACCAACTTTCAATCGCTGCATTAAAGCACCGGCATCAAAAACCAACTTCTTATATCTTCCAAAATCAAAATCATCTGACTTCAAAATAACCAAAGCTGATTCCAAAGTGTTTATAATTTCTACAAAATCCTTGGGATATAAGAGTAATTCATTGTAACTTGAAATTTCTAACAAAAGATTCTCGTGATATTTAACCACATCAATATTTTCAAAATCTTCTTTTGTATTTTCATCTGTATACAAAACTAGCCAAAATATTTTCTTACGCAATTTGTTCTGATAATAATCAGTTTGTTCCGGCTTAAATTCGCCGTATTTATGTAACACCATTTTATCCATCAGCTTTCACCATAACTTCCAAAATGGTATGAATGCCTTGTCAGTTCCCTTTCAAATTCAGTTTGAAGATTATGAAGTCTTTCCATATTCTGATTATAATTTCCAAGAAGTTTCTTTTCTTCCTTACCGCCTATCATTACCGCCAAATTAGCAGTATTTTCAAGTTTAGATGGAAAGTAATTAAGAATAACACCCTTTGCTAAAATAGAAGTGACAAAATCAGAATCATAATTATCATCAACACTATTTGTTAATGTAAATGTAACCTGCATAATTTCATCATCTAATTCAAAACTGGAAAATTTGCTCCTGAATATAATAGAAGAGTAGGCTGAGTGTAACCACTCTTTCATACTCTCATAAAAATCATCTTGCGTATATTGTACTAGTTCTAAGTCATTGATACGAACCAATGCCCGTTTATATATTTGATCGTATGATATAGAAGGCATAATTGGATACCTCCTTTATTTATAAGAAATCCTTGATACAAGTACCAACAATATCATCAATTAATTTAATCTTATTTAGTGATGGATAATTCTCATTTCTAATCATTGCTACAGCGGTAGTCTTGATAATTTCAACAATCCAAGCTGGAGCGTTTTTTAAAATGTCAGCAAATTCATTATCTGATTTATCAAAATATTCCTCTGGATAATCTACGTGATCAAAATACTTATATACATCACCAAGTTCACGACTCCACTGACTTCTTAAATCATCATCCATAATAATAATATTAGGTTTCATAACATAATCGGTTCTTCTAAGAGCCTGTAAATCACGATATTTCACGTAATCAATATCTCCAAAGTATTCCCAATGATAAACGGTGTTCTTATCAACACCAACGGCTGTTAATTTCCACGGTGTAACACTCTTACACATAATTTCATCTTCTGGTTTAAATACTTTTGTAGATTTATTGACAGTAAGTGTATCTGACTTGATGTCTGCCTGAACTTCACTAGAAACTGTTTCAATTTTTGTTGGTTTCATATCAGAACGAGCTAATTCGATCATTTCATCTGTAGCAGTCTGCATATGGCTAGATACAGAATATCCATGATCTTTTAAGAAAGAAATTAGTTCTTTATTGGTAACACCTAATTCCTTTGATAACTCTAAAATTTTCATTCCATTTTTCTCCTTTAATCATAAAAAGGAGAGTAGAATTAACTACTCTCCAAAATTTATCAGCTAAAATTATTTCATCTTAATTTCGCCAAATACTTCGTTGATAACAACACCGATACCTTCCTGATATGCAAGTTCTGCATCAACGGTCATATCCTTCTTTAGACCATCCATACCTGTCTCGTAGTAAATAACGTCTCCCTCATTTACTCTTTTAATTGGAGGTCTATCAGGATTAATTGGCATTACAAAAATCTTCTTGTTATCATCTGCTGAGAATACGCTTTCTCTTGTACCAGCCTTATTAACACGGCTAAGAGCAAGGCAGTCATATCCTTCCCAAGAGCCAAGAAGACCATTCTGATGTCTTTCATCCTTCATTGCATCAGAGAACATATTATAGTTTACAGTATTCTGAAGCTTCTGAATTGCGGTACGAGTACCAACAAGTAATACATCTTTACCAGTTGCAGCTTTAACAGCTTCAATATGCTCGATAATGTCATCCTTTGTAGCTTCTGAAACGGCTGTTTCAAGAACCATATCAGTAGGGAGAGATTCATCCATAGACATCCAAGCTGTAAAGAGTGCACCATATCTGTACTGCTCAATAGCAGTGTACATCTTGTCAACTAATCCTGCAAAATCAACCTTACCTGTCTGGAACAGAGTAAAGTCGGTATATACTTTAATAGTATACCAAGAAGTCTCGATAGAGAATGACTTACCTGGCTTTACGGACTGTCTTACACTTTAATGTTTAACTTATATTATTCCCCAATATTTAAAAATTTCCAATGATAGCCACCACATGTCTTGCGTTCACCACGGCATACTTTTAATATACCAGAACTGTCTAAGGATAAATCTTTACTTGCTTCAGTGGCATCATTAAATTGTTTATTTAATTCCAAACAAAACACAGGAGTAGTATTCCTTCTAAATGAACGTATACCTTTACTATGTTCACTCATCTTTTTCTTTGATTCTTCGGTATGATGTCTTCCATACATACCATTGTTTTTACCAATTATTTTTTCTTTTATTTCTGGATTTGTCCATTGATTTAATGCATCAATTCGTCTGACTTCTTTTAAATTTGAATGGCAATAAGATTCTTTAATAGAATTACTAAGCTTTTTTCTTGACTCTTTGGATAGTGTATTTTTTATAAATTGACCACCTGATTTTAAATTATAACCGCAATCTCTATCCAAAGTATTATATAGTTCTATATAATAAATTTCCCTCTGATCAAGTTCGTTTATTTCGCAAGTGTCTAATATATAAAAACTAAAACTATCTTCACCATATTTATTCCAAGCTTTTTGTAAATAATCATTATCATGATTTCCGTGATTTAATTCACCTTTATGTCTTCTCCATCTATCATAAATATTTTTAGATTGACCAATATATTTTTTGTTTGTTACGGTATTTTCAATGCAATAAATTCCAGAAATTATTTCATTTTGCATTTACTCATCTCATTTCTGTTATTATTTTGGGAAATAATTTTATAGGGTCGCTACGCCCTGTTGAGTTTAATTGTCCAGATTAAACTCCACTTACTTTCATAAGTAGAACAGACTATATCATCATCCAATAAAGGATGTGTACCATTTCCATTTAAGGGGGTTTCACCCACTCACTTGAGCCGTACTTCTATTGCAGATTTCTCTGCCGATGGAATAGTCGTTGAGCCTTACCTTTCGGTCTTGGTTGCTGATTGCCCATTAAAAAAGAACAGGGGATTTAACCTCGTTCTCATACAAATAATTTTTTCTGCTTTCGCCACATTCACGTTTATACCATTTAAGGTATTGCGTTGTAGTTTATTTGCCTTTAGGGTTTTCCAGCAGTTAGATACATATTTTTTCATACAGCTTACGCTATACGGATACTGTAAGAGTCAATATCATGGTGGTTTCCAGCGAATCTGGATACAGTAAGAAGAGAATTATCATCAACGAAAAACTCATTTGCATCGCCATCGTTGATGTTGATTTCCTCAACATACTCCATAAATCTTGCATTTGCACTAGACCAGCCAGAGTTCATTTTATCTACGATTACATCCTCAATAAGAGTTGCAATTTCCTTATTATGATCTCTCCAAGCCTGTCTACGCTGCATCTTAGTTGCGGTCTTAAAATTAATACCTAATACTTTATCAAACTGATTTCTAAGAATAGTCTGAGTATCTTCTTTAGAATACTTTTCATATACTCTATTGCTTGCATCTAACATAAGTGAGTTAAACTCAAGCATATTTTCATATTTGTTATCAAACTGTGCTACAGTATTTGCAGCAAAACATGTAATATCTCTCATTTATTTATTCCTCCTTCCTTTACGCAATCTGCTTATTCTGTACTACTTCGATACGAACAAGTGTGTAATAAGTTCCAACAGCAAAACTATGAATCTTACCGATAAATCCATAAGTAGAAGCTTCTGGCTTTTCAGCCTGTGCTACCCATGCACCGTTGCCATCGACAACTACATAAGCACCAACTTTTACAGCATCAGTAGAATCATCTGTAAACTGATAAGAAGCGATTGCAAAGATATCTTTATGAACATCTACGTCCTGAATCTGATAAGCCTTTACTGGCTTACCAGCAGCATTTGTGTAGTTATATGCCTGTTTCTGTTCTGTAGTAAGTGCCGTCTTAACATCAGCAGGAGCACCAGTGACAGCAATCTTGTCACCTACACCAGCGATAGTTGCATAAACTTCCTGAAGACCATTACCTGTACTTTCACCGATCTTCAAAGCTACACCGTTATCTACTTCGATCTCATTTTCATTTTCATCACGCACAATTGCGTCGTATAAATTTCCGATATCAGTCGAAGCGAGGCGGCTGCTCTCGAATAATCCATGCAAATTCAAAGATTTGCCTTTTAGATTGGTATATACCATAATTTTTTCCTCCTTAAATTTTTAATACAATAAAAAAGACCATTCAATTAAGAATGATCAGATTCAAATAACTTTTTCTAATCTTGTCCAAGTGAGACGTGTTCCGTCTGACAGCGTTCCTGCGAATTTCCTATTTTCATCTCGAAAATAATTACTGATATTTCCATGATATTTGTTTTGAGCTTCTTTGAAATTGTGAAATATTTCCCCTGTTTCATTACACATTACCAAAGTATTGCGTGGATGATTATATGTTTTAAGCATATGCTGAAAATTTAATTGTTTAATATCTTCAATAGACTCATTAATTACATGATTTTTTGAAGCCATATATAAATATCTTCGTATTGTAGTATCGGACAATTTAAGTTTATCTTGTAACTCGACAATACTTTTTACTCCATTATTCCATTCATTACAAATACGTTTAATTAATGGAGTATTAGCTTCAAGCAAACAATTATCCCAATCAACATTTTCTATGTCAATTATTTTTGATAATTCTGAATTAACAATATTTTTCTTGATATATTCTTCTCTATTATCAAAATTATAATTACAATCAATTCGTATCATGACATATCCATGTTTTTCAGCTTCAATAGTTTTGAATTTATCTCTAGCTTTTGTTTCTTTTAATGTCATTCCAGATAAGTTATTATCAAAATAATGCCATCCACCATCCATTTCAATAATATAATATTTATCATTTATTACAATTTGAAAATCATATTTATATGGTTTGATCCAGTCCGGTGAAAATTGAAAATTATATTCAATATTTAACTGAGATAAAATACTAGACATTAATCTTTCTGGGAAACTTATTCCTGTTCCGCATTTACTACAAGACAATCCATAATTTGCAACATAATAAATTGGAGCATAAATTTCTTCACCACAATCAGGACAAATAAAATACGTTTTTTCATGACTTAATTCTTTGTATTTATGTCCATCTTTTTTATCTTTTAATAAATTATATAATTTTTTGTTTGTTGCATAAATATCATTAACATACGGAATACAATGATGATTCATTTTTGAATAACATACTGGACAATTGCATTGTTTTCTTCCAAAAGCATTGCTAGGAATAATAGTAAATTC